TTTGTTTTTTATTTCTCGCAAGATATACTATTCCTGCGGATGTGAGACTACACCGACATGTGAGTCTTTTCGCAGGGGCACGATCTTTCGATTCCTGTAAAGGTATATTATACTACTTTTTTCTATATGTCAACCTATTGTAAATAAGGATACCTTATAAAGGATATAAGATAAACTAATTCAAATATATTGCCTGACCTGATATTGTTACGTTATTAGTTCCTGATACAGTAACATTAGTACCTTTAACTTTAGTTTGTGATGAAGTTCCACCAACTTCGACTGTAGTGTCAGACTCCAGTTTAGCACTGGTTTTTCCTTTTAAATCTAATGCTGCTGGCGTATCTACTGTAACTCCCGCAGTTCCTGATATGTTAGTTTGTGCAGTTCCAACTATATTTGTTTCTCCAACTCCTCCTGCACTAAATTTGGTTGCAGTTGTAAATTTCATCCCCATTGTTCGATCTTTTATTAGCAAACCAGCACCACCTAAAGAACCTATATGTACATTTCCTAACGCTCTTAAAGCATAGTCACCAGCAACTTTATGATTAATACAACCCGCTGAAACTATATTTGTAGATGATCGTGGATCAAATTTGATATCAGAAGATTCTCCTGCACCAAATTTCATGTCTTGTCCTACTGTAACTTCTTTTTTATTAATCTGTGCAGTTTTAAAACTTGTAGCAGACATCAAAAGTTCTGCACCCGCTTGAATTTTTATATTCTGTCCTTTTATAATGAACTCATCTGTTGCTTGTATGTAAATTTTAGTCGCTTTTATAAAACGTGTACTACCTTTACATTCTTCTACAACATCACCATATGCTAAAATGTTTAATGCTTGACCTTCATTCTCACTACCACCAACATTGTACTGTATATTTGATCTACCATCATGTAATTGTTGTTGTCCCTGTGTTTTAATACCAAGAATACCACTACCAGCAATATTTGTATTTTTAGGTCCTGTCTTTATTTTAATACTACCTTTATTATCCATGATAAGTGCAGTATTACCACCTCTAGGTCCTTGCAATCTTAAAGCACCACTTGTATTATCAGGCAATAACCTTTCATACAACATGGATCTAGTCTTATAACCCTTCAATAAAACATTAAACGTAGGGTTATCATCAAGAGACTGTTTCTCATCAGGAGTAGTCTGTTTAAAGATACTATCTGGATATGTGGATGCGGGAAATTCTAATGTCATGGGCAATCAACGTAACGACCAGTACCAATCTTAGTAGCACCAACTGTAGTAAGTGCTGCTGTATCTAGACATGCTAATGATGGAAGTAATCTAGCACCATATCCTCCTCCACCAACAAGTTCTATTGTAGGGAATTTTTCAAAAGTTAAGGTTCTATCTAACACACGTGCTCCTATTACAAATCCATTTTCAACAACTGCTTCAGCAACTCCTAATTCTCCATTAACATACATTTGTGGAGCACTATCATAATCTATACCAGGACTAAGAATAGTAAATGCGTCAATGATGCATCTAACATTTTTATCTACAGCAAGATTCTTTTTGTAACCGAAACCAGATGATTGGATTCTAATCTCTGTTACAAATCCATTGTCATCTAACAATGCTGTCGCAGTAGCACCAATACCATTTCCAGAAACAAAAACAACTGGAGGTTCTGCAAATGCATCACCAGTATTATCTACAGGAATTTCTATGATTCCTCCAGAACCATCAGTTATAACATTACCAGAATTTATGGTAGGGAATCTAAATTTCTGGAATACAGTTGATGGATCATCTCCAAGACCTAAATCATTGTCACCTATACCTTGATCATCAGGTGCAGTGATAAGAACATCTACAAATGCACCAGTTCCATTAATAGTAAATCTCAATGTTTCATCACCTTCTATAGTAGAATCTTCTCTAATACCAACAGTAATTAATGCTTCGTTATCTTGAACTACAAATTCTCCAGTTAATTTCTGACCAACAATATCTGAATTAGTAATACCATCACCAGATAAGGTGTAATAAAGTATAGTTCCGTTTCCAATATTTGTTGTTACGATAGTGTATATAATAAACTCGTCCTCTGGGCATGACGTTCTGTTTGCAGTAACTTGATATGTGGGAGTTCCATCGTCTACAGGAGTTTCTCCAGTTGCAATACCATCTGGATCTGGTATATCAATAGGTTCAAATGGATCTACATCAGTAGGAGTATAAGGATCATATGATTCTCTTAGATCTCGTTCAGATATTGTACATTTACCAATATTTTTTTTAAATTTTATTGCATACTTACCATCCTCAGGAGAATTGTTTGTCATCTTAACAAAGAAACTTTCATTATCATCTGTTTCGTTATCAACTAATGTTTGAATATCAATTGTTTTTTCAGTTTCACCTGATGTAAATCCTAATATTTGATCCAATTCAAGATAATCTTTTCCAGCAGTTGCATTTCCTTGATTTCCGAGAGTCTTAATTCTTACAGATGATGCTATTTCAGTAGATCCAGATCTAGTAACAGTGAATTGTGCTAAATCACCTTCCTTAACTTCAATATCATTAATATCGTATATAATTTTTGGTGCACTTGTATCTGCACCAATCTTTGGAACTCCACCAGCAAATCCAACAGTAGTTATTTCTAATGGTTTTCCTGTAAATGCTTCCTCACAAACATACTGTGTATAATCAGCAGGAGTGTCACCAAATAAATTATCAATACTTTCTAGCAATTTATCTAAGAAATCTCCTTCGTCATCTCCTTCCTTTGCTCCATCTGTGCATACTTTTTTCTCTGATGCACATGTTGTATCAACACCTGTGCATGAGATTCCTAAAAGTTTCAAAATATAATTAATTGCATTACCAATCATGTTAAGTGGAGCAGCGATAGCACCTAGAATATCTTGTAGAGGACCTAAAATATCTTGTAACAGTTGATTCATTAACTGATAAATTTTAGAGATAATTCCGTTTACTAACTCATCAAGTTGACATGCTGCAGCACGATAGATTTGGTTAATATAATTCATTAAAAGATTTGTCAACCATTCTGCTAAATTAAGTGCAAGATCTTCCATCTTACATCCAAGATTTGCAAGAAGATTATTAAACCACTCTGTAACTGGAGTAAGAGCATTTCCTTTTTCATCAGGACGTAATATTGCTTTAACTAATTTGTTAACTCCTTTTTGTAATAATGAAATAACATATCCTTTTAGTCTTGCAAGAAATTCACGTGTAACATAAACTGCTTTGTTTACATATTGTCTTGCTGTTCCTGCAGCACTATAAAGTCCTCCTGTATACTTACTAACATAGTAATTACCAATGTTACCATCACTCGCTTGAATATCTGCAAGGAAATTCCCCATGATACCCTTCATTTGTCCTTTTAAATCATCGTCTTCGCATTTTGAAGCGGTGTCTTGACACCAATCCTCATCTTCAAGGTTATCAATCAAACCTGTATCATCTACTCTCTTCTTACCATTTGCATCAGTAGTTCCATCAGGAGGACCACCATTTTGATCAGATGTCTCACTTACTGCTGGATTTCCATCTGTCTTGGGATCTATTTCAAATGGAGCAGTACGATCACCAGTTGCAAATCTTGAATTAGGATCGTCTTGTTGTATTGTATTCTTTACACTTGTAGCACCTGGTGTTTGTCCGATAGAACCCATGATAATAGGTTTTTGTCTATCATTATCCAAATAAAAACCAACCACCCAACAACCTGGTGTTAACTGAGAAGCAGCACCAGTTATGTTACCAGGTGAAAATGGTTGATTAACAGGCATCATCACATTTGCCCATGGCAATTCATCAGTGGAAACGATTTCTCTCGATTTAGGATGTTCTCCTACAATCGCTACTTTATATCGGTAACCACCTTTATTATTTTTTTCGAGGGAAGCAGTTCCCTCTATCTGACCGACCCACCAAGCAAATCCATCCATTCCGATTCGCATGCTTGGTGCTAGGCGTGATAATGCCTCATCCATAACTAATCATCATACACCAAACATTCTGGTTCATCAGGGTGTAAATCACAGAATACTTCTAGAACATTAGGATCGTGATGATCTCCTGCTACTATTTCTTCGTGATGATGTTCCTCATACTCTATTAGATCATGCAACTCTTCTTTTGCATGTCTCTTCATTGGTTCAGAGGTATTTGGATCAGCAAGGATCTCTTTGTCCTTTGCAATATGGTCTTCTATGCTTTTCATTTTTTTCCTCCTTGTACTATGTACATTATTATTTATCCACCATGAGTTGTCTCTTTATCTTTCATTCCATAAGAGTCTCTAAACAATTTTAACTTAGTTTTCATGTTTCCGTTACCACCTTTTAACTTATCGTAAAGATGTGAAACTTCCTTAACAAGGTAAACTCCACTAGTTTCTTCATCAAATGGTTGCTCAATTTTTTCTTGATCTGATAACTTATTTGGAATACGAATATCCACTTTATCTCCTGCACATATAAGAGGGTTACCAGGTATTGTAAAGGTAGCTTCTTGAGTTTTAAGTAAATCGTATCTAGCAATAGATTGTGAAGCAAAATATTTTACCCAATCAGCAAATTTGTTTGGGTTTTCAGCTTTTGCATCAGCTGGATCACCAATTTCTGGTTCATTGAACCATGCTTCATGATCAAGTATAGCACTCATTATTCTTGATGGAGTTTCTGATAGTTCCTCTTGATTAGTAGGTATTAAAGATACAGACTCTTGACCACCTAAATGAGACATATGATCATAACTCTGTGAAATTTTATAAGTATATTCCTCATATTGACCTGTGCTTATATTAAAAAATACCATCAAAGATGCATATTTTCCCTTTCTTAAAGAAGTTAATATGTCAACTTCAGAGGAAAAACCAAAATCGCTAACAATACCTCTCTGATCTTTTCCATCATCTTTATTAGCAACAACTTCTTCATAAGGACCCCATGGTTCAGATAACAAATCTTTTGCAGGAAAATCTTCACTACCTGGTATTACATTTCCTTCTTTGTCTTTTTTAGGAACAGAACATAGTGCATCAATAGAATAAAAATTAAATCCTCTCTTTGTTTCCCAAAACAAATATCCAGCAGTTCCTTTTATTTCTTGTTCAGCATCAGTTCTTCTATTTTTCTCTCTATTCTTTTCATATGCTTTTTTTGCCTTATTACTTTTTATCTTATCTGTATACACCGCACTACCAGATACACTTTTTTTAGTCAAATCTGCTATAAGATCAAATGGTCTGCGTCTTGCTGCCAACATTCTTACTTCAAATTTTGTTGGTTCTACAAAAACTTCCTTACTAGATTTTAATTCTTTTCTAATAAGATTAGTCACTATTTGATCTGGTCTTCCTTCTTGTAGTGTTTGAAGTCTAACAACTTCATTTACAAAAGCTTCATCGGATGCTAATACCAAAGTATAGAGTTGTCTTTTATCTTTTATAGATCGAGAAGCAATTTTATAAACTTTAAGTTTGTAATTTACTGGTTCCTCTGAAAGACTAGTTCCAACTTCTATTTCTACAATTTCACCACCTTGTATGGGAAATGTATTAATAAGACCATTTGAATCACTTAACATCAATGATGCTCCAACAAATGGATGAAATACACTTTCATGAAATGAAAATGCAATAATCATATCACCACTCAATAAAGATGTTGGTTGACTACCATCACCTTTTGAAATGACACATTTCTTTAATTGAAATTCACTAGCATTTTGATATTGATTTTCTGCCATTGTTACTTAGTACCTAAAGCGAATGCACCAACCATCTCATTAAATCCTGATCCTAAATCACTAATATCAGCATTACCATCATCACTACCTCCACTTTGACCACCGCCTCCATTATAGTTATTGGTGATGTATGTATTTCCAACTATACTACCAGGTATTAAATTTACACCACTATCATTTGATACAGTAGGTTGGTACATTGCAGATTGGAATAGTTTTGCTTCTTGCTCTTTATAATCAGATGGTAATGAACCATATGTTACACCTGGTGTAGGATTATATCCCTGCATATATTTCGTATCATTTTTACCAAGTATTCGTCTGTTTATGAATTTTTGAACATTAAATCTTGCATTGTCAACTACACTTCCATCTGAAGAATCTTTATTCCACCAATTTTTAACATTAGATCCAACTCTCTGGAACATATTGTTTCCTTGTTCATCTTTTTTAAACGGATTAATTTTTTGCAACAAATTACCAGTGCGGTCTTTAATGTTGCTAAGTGTATTGGTAAGTGAATTTTTAAAGTTAATAAATCTATCTTTAATATTGCCAGATATATCTTTGAAATTATCTACTAAATTCTGTATTCCAGTTCCAATACCTTCAAATAAACCACCACGTGCTGCATCTCCTATACCAGAGAAAACACCCATTCCTAAATTTTTTACAAAATCACTTTGTTTTGCCTTTATAGCATCTATAAAACCTAAACCAAATGACAAGAATGTTTTCTTGTTTAATGGTAAAACTGCTTCATCAGATCCACCTTCTCCAACTAATGCTCTTGTACCACCAAGACCACCAAGCATCATTGGTAATCCTTTTCCTCTCATTCCTTTAACAATACCACCCTCCGCCATAGGAGTCATTCCTAAATCTCTGGCAAGTAAGAATCCATCAATACCTAAACCAAATCCACCACCAACACCAGTAGCACCTAATAGTCCAGAGGTAACTTCAAGACCAGCTCCTAAGAAGTCTCCTTCTAATGCACGTTGAATACCAAAAGCAACACCAGCAAGACCAGCAAGAATCGGAATTTTTTTAAGACCAGATCTAACTCCAGCAGCACCAAATTTTTTAACCAGCATTCTAGTTACTGCTCCACCCCTCTTAAGTCCTTGTTTCATTCCTTTTTTAACAAGTTGATCCGATGCTATATCTGCTGCTTTTAAACCCGCATCTTGTGCAGATGCCATTCTATAAGGAGCTAGTTTTGCTGCCTGTTCTGGTGTAAGATTTTTTGCTAATGCTGCAGATTCTCCTATAGGAGTGGATCTGATACTCATAGTCACACCACCAGCTGCCAAATCATCACCAGTCACTTCAAAATATTTTCTCATAATATCTAATTCTCTAAGATCTGCTGACTTAAGTGCTATTTCCTGCATCTCTTTTTGTAAGTTTTTGTTACCACTAATAAATCTACCCATGAATTCCTTATCTCCTAGGAGAGCATCCATAGCGTCCACACTTTGACCAGGTCTTTTAATTATGGGAAGAGCATCTGCTGCTACTTTTCCTTTGTTTACTGTTTTAATTGCTGATTTAACTGCAGTTGCTGGTATCTTAAAAAATCTTGCAACATTTTGAGATACTTTGCCTAAATTTTTACCAACACTTGAACTAAATGTTTTTGCAGCTTTTACAGGGTTTGCGATACCAGCTCTAATACCAGTTTGTCCTGCCTGTATTGCTTTACCAGAAATTGTTGCTTTTTTTGATGCTGATCGTACACTCTGACCTATTCCAAAATTAGCAGCATCAAGAGCAGTCAAACCACCAAGAAGTCCAGCACCACCACCAGACTTACCTCCTGTCACGTTGATCATTCCACGACCACCACCAGCTCCACCAAATGATGCTCCTCCTATTCTACGATTAGATGCACCACGTTCTATTGATCTTTCTTCTCTACGTAAACTCGCTCTCCCTTGAGATCGTTTCTGCTGACTTTGAAACATTGCAAAAAGGTAACCATTAAACATGGTTGCCTTCGCCATATCAGCTTGTGATCTGGTAAGTTGATTTAATACTGTTCCCTGTCTTTGTATTGCTCCTGCAACGTCACTCAATCCTTCTTCTACACCACGTAGTCCTACAACAAGTGCATTTGATAGAGGTGCAACATCAGTTATAGACTGATTAGTTACATTATAATCAAATCCACCACGAAATCTTTCTTTATAACTTGTAGCAGGGTTGTTTCCAGCACCACCCATACCCATTCTGCCCTTAGTTCTGGCAATTTTATCTCCGCCAAATCTTGAACCAAGGGCTCTCTTAAAAAAATATCCTTTACCTATCCCTGCTTCTTCTAATGATGTACCACCATCTTCTGCCTTTTGTGATGCAAAGGCACGTTCATTTGACGCCATATTAGAAGCTTCTTTAAGACGTCTTCCAATTTGACTTGCAATGATACTTGTGTAATCTTTACTACCCCTAGTATCGGTATAACCAACTGTTCCTGCTGCCATTACTGTTGTTGTTTTTGTTCTTGTTTAAGTTGATCCATATACTGTTGTAAAAGAGAGATATATACTTGTCTCTCAAATGGCATCATATTTTCGATCTCTGTCAAAGAGTATTTATGATGTTGCATCAAAGCAAAGTTAGTTTTGTAGTACCCCTCTAGCGTGTTGTGAAAGAGGGCTATCCGAAAAAAGATGCCAATCCAGATATTGTATAGTCAGACTCTACATCAGTATTTGGGTTTTTAACCTTAAACTTATGTTCTAGTCTAGGAGATGTCTCAAAGAATGTTTGAAGTTTCTCTAATTGTGTGTTTGTCAAACTTTCTACAAATTCAACAAATTCCTTTGGAGTGGTGGTAGATTCATCATATACCTCTTCTCCTTGAAATATTTGATCTATACTTTCAGCAATAATATCTATAACTGTATCTTCATTAACTTCTTTTTGTGCAAATTGATTTTCTACAAATCTATTAAATGATGGATACCTCATTATAACACCAAGATCGTCAGTAAGCATAATTTTGTTACTATGTCCTTCTGGAAATGTTACATTAACATTAGTAAGGTTTAATTGATATTTAACTTGCGTTTTTTCATCATCTTGACATGTGACGTTAATATCAACAACTTCTCCAACAGAGACAGCACGAATATTCAAGAAAATGTATTCTAAGTCAAAAGTTGCAAGTTTATCAATTTTTATTCTTGATGAAATACAACCTTTTAACAAATTATGAACAGCACTTCTAATATTCTTATCATCTTCACTTTCAAGTGCTAAAAGTAACACTTTTTCCTCTTTTACTAAAAAAGGACGAAATTTAATCTTTTTCTTATTTGAGGGGATTTCCAACTCATGTGTTGGTAAATCTACGGTTGGCAATGCCATAATATCTACTCCAAGGTCATATTTATATTTAGCGGACTTTTCAGACAAAAAAATAGCGGGAAATTTTTTCCCGCTTTTATGGAATTGAAAAATTGATTTTGCTAGTCAAATCTATTATATCCGTTCATTAATCTAATAGGAGAGTCACCAGCATTAAGGAATGGAAATCTGAACATGTTATTAATATCACTATCAATATAGTAATGCTTTGTGTAATAGAACTGTGCAGTTACCTTTGTTATCTGTCCTGATCCAAACTGTAGTGGAACTGCATCAATAGCATATGGCCATGCTTTGTCTAATATAAATGTTCCTGATGTTCTCTGACCAAAATTAAGTGCAGGTCCCAACTCAGTTTTAGACACGTAAATTGTTTTACAGTAATCTGATGGATAATTTAAAGTAGTAGTTCTATTTTTTACTCTATCTGCTGCTGCATAAGAGTCTTCTATACTATTTCCCCCTGACTGCCCAAGTGTACCATATTCTCCACCTTCAGCATCTTTTTCTTGAAAAATTTGTCCGTACCAATCATATAAGAATTTTAAAGGTGTCATATTAGCATCACATTGAAATCCTAACTGAAATTCAGTGAATATTCTGGTATGTGGATAGTTTATCTCACCCTCACCAGTATATCTACCCTTTAATGTGCCAGTAGCTGCTTGTGTGTTAGGTAACTGTGCTTCGTCACATAAAAACTCAAATATATTACGACTCATAGAAGGATTTCTAAAGTCATCCATTGAATCTCCAATTTTCACCACGAAGTTATTGCTCATCGACATTCCGCCGTTAGCATTCATTACTCCTAAGAACCTATCTATTGACACGCTAAATACTTATATTGGTATAATTATATTTATGGCATATTCTGGGATTTATAAACCAATCAATCCTAAGAAGTATCGTGGCAACCCTACTAGAGTTATTTACAGGTCACTCTGGGAACGGAAATTTATGGTGTTTTGTGATAACAACCCATCTATATTAGAGTGGGGATCTGAAGAAGTTATCATACCATATAGAGCACCTGATGGTAAAGTGAGACGTTATTTTCCTGATTTCTATATAAAAGTTCTTGAAAAAACTGGAAAAATAGCTAAGTATATAATAGAGGTTAAACCTAAAAAGCAAACACAACCACCGCATGATAAAAATAAAAAGACTGCTGCCTATCGTAACGCTGCACTAACTTACGCAAAAAACCAAACTAAATGGTCTGCTGCTAAGGAGTATTGCGAAGACAGGCAGATGAACTTCTTAATACTAACCGAGGATCATTTAGGAGTATGAAAAAATGGCAACAGGATTCGCTACTATCCAGCGTAACGCAATCACCTCCACGTCTGGATATAAAACACTGTTTGAAAAGATAACAGAAAAAACAAAGGGGGAAAAGAAAACATTTTCATGGTATCGCTCTGCTGTAAAGTCAGAAGCGAGTAGTTACAACAAAAATTTTAGTAAGTATATACTAAATGAAAAGAGTGATAATGTAGGTGCTGTACAAGATCAAGACGAAAATGAACTTCGTAGATTTCCCGTACAAGGTCATCTTTATATGTTTGAATATAAAGCAAAGATGAACTACTTAAAATATTATGACAAATTTCCTTTAGTGTATGTCATACAGGCAAATAAAAAAGGAGAGTTTTGGGGGGCAAATTTACATTACATGACGCCAAAGAAAAGAATTATGGCGACAAAAAAGTTAATGGAGGGTAGGATTGACATTCCTAAGGTCTGCTTCCATAAATACCTTCAGTCTCAAGTAGATGGTCTAATGATTGACCTTGCTATTACTGAATGGGATACCGCAGTTCTTTTACCAACTGAAGAATTTGTCAAAAATGCAGGGAAACTTTCATTCCCTGTTGATAAGGAAGAGGTTTGGAGTGATACCAAAGACACTTTCTACGACAAAATCAGAGGACAAAGATTAGTAAAAGGATATGGAACAAAGCAATCTAGGGAGATGGCAATCTAATGGGTGTAGCACCAAAAAAACCAAAATTTAAAGGTAGATTTGTAAACCAAGTCGAAAAAACTTTCGGAACTAAACCTGGTAGCGGTATTGTTTTAGAGGATGGATCTAGAAATAATAAGAGTACAGGTTATTGGAAGTGGAATGGTGTAGACTGGGTAAAGATTAGAAAAAAAGAGCATGATGCTTTCAAAAATTCAGATAATTATGGAAAAGTGCCACCAGGAGAGATAGATGCAACAGTTGATCCACTATCAATCCGTTTCCCCGCAGATATCGCTAGTGGTGGTGACTCTTCTTATGTTTTATTTTCTTTCTACAAATATAAACCACCGTTCCAAGATAAAAGTGGAGCAAGTAGTGGTCTCACTGTAAACAAAAAGAATGGGACTAAAGTTGTATTAAAAAATAATGAATATGTAAACCAAGATCTAAATGCATACAATAGAG